ATTGGAGTGTAAATCCATCAACAATTATTACTACTGCAGTTACTGTTAATGCAAATGAATGGACTATGTTGTCTTATGAAAGACAAGGAAACACTCACAGAATATATAAAAACGGAACTTTAGAAGATACAGCTACTACAGGTAATAAACAGGATAATGGTCTATTTACTATTGGTAAAAATGGTTTTGGTGATTTTAATGGTTACATAGATGAATTTAGAGTTTCAGATATTGCAAGATACACAGGCTCTAGTTTTACAGAACCTACAAGCGAATTTTCAGTTGATTCAGATACAATAGCTCTTCTTCATTTTGATGGAGCTGATGGATCTACGGACATGATTAATGCTGTTAATGAACAGTCTTTAGTTTTAGAAACTAATATTGGTGATGAGTCTGCATTTACAGATCATACTGTTGAAGTTACTGGTCAAGAACTAGCAATGTCTATGGGAGAAGAAGTTCCCACAGGAAATGCCAATGTTTCTTTAACAGGAATTCAATTAACAAGTTCTATTGGAGATGTAGAACAAGAAACCAAATATGCCGTCACAGGTGTTCAAATGGCTACGTCTGTTGGATCTGTTACAACAGTAGGAAATGCAGATATAGACGTGACTGGAATTCAACTACAAACAAATACAGGAAATCCAAATATTACAGCTTGGACTGAAATAGACCCTGGAGTAACTAACGTTTGGACACCAGTTGATAGGGCAGCTTAAAAAGGATATAATAAAAATATGGCATCAAGTTTTTCAGAATTAGGTATAGAACTAATGGTCACTGGCGAAAACGCTGGTACTTGGGGAGATAAAACTAATTCAAATTTAAATTTAATTCAACAAGCAATTGCAGGTTTTCAAGCAGTGACTGTTAATGGAACAGGAACTACTACTTTAGCAATGACTGATGCTACTATATCAAATGCAAGAAACGCAGTAATAAAATTAACAGGAACAATTACAGCAAATATTGATGTAACTATTCCAGATGCAATAGAAAAAACATACATTGTTGAAAACGCAACTACTGGAGCTTTTACAGTTGAGTTTAAAACTGTCAGTGGAACAGGTTTTACTTTTTCTGCAACAGAAAAAACAATTGCTATACTTTATTCAGATGGAACAAATATTATTGAAATAATAAATAACACGCAAAATTTACAAGACTTAGCAGACGTAGCTAATACAGACGGAAATTTTATTGTAGGAGATGGAAGTAATTTTGTTGCTGAGTCAGGTGCTACAGCAAGAACATCTATTGGTTTAGGTACTTCGAATGATATTCAATTTAACGATGGACAATTAAATTCATTAGGAATAGGTACTGCAGCTTCAGGAACTGCAGGAGAAATCAGAGCAACAAATGACGTAACTGCTTTTTATTCTTCAGATGTTGCACTTAAAGAAAATATTGTTAATATACCAGATCCGTTAGAAGCTTTAAAAAAATTAAATGGAGTTTTATTTGATTGGAAAAAATCTTATATTGATGAAAGAGGCGGTGAAGATGGCTATTTTGTTAGAAAAAAAGACGTTGGAGTTATAGCTCAAGAGGTAGAAAAAGTATTACCAGAAGCTGTTGCTCAAAGAAAAGATGGAATTAAAGCTGTAAAATATGATAGACTAACTTGTTTATTAATTGAAGCAGTTAAAGTATTATCTGACAAAGTAGAAAAATTAAACAAGGAAAATAAATAATGGCTGTTCCTAGTAACCCTAAATTATCAGACATTCAAACAGAGTTTGGTGGATCTAATCCAATAGAGCTTACAGAATATTATTCTGGTGGACCTTTAGTTCCAGCAGGATCTCCTGCTCCAAATGGTCCTATACCAAGTTCAGGTCAAATATCTATGGGTCAATTTAGATGTGCTGTTAATGCTGCATTTATTTGTGCTTCAGGTGGAACAATTACAACAAGTGGAGATTACAAAATTCATACATTTACAGGACCAGGAACTTTTACTGTTAATTCTGTAGGAAACCCTGCAGGATCTAATTCAGTAGATTATTTAGTAATTGCAGGAGGCGGTGGAACAGGAGGAAGAAATTGTCAAACTGGTGCTGGAGGTGCTGGTGGATTTAGATTATCTAATTCTACTTGTATGCCTGCTCCTTTAACTTCTCCTTTAGCTAATCCAACAGGTTTACCAGTTTCGGCTACAGGTTATCCAATAACAGTAGGAGCTGGAGGTCCACCAGCAGGTGCACCAGATCAACCTTCGGGTATTCAAGGTAGTCCCTCAACTTTTTCTACCATTACCTCAGCAGGTGGTGGAAAAGGAACTGGAGCAACTATAGGAGCTGGTCACCCGGGAGGAAGTGGTGGCGGTGGTATGACAGGATCTGGAGGAACTGGAAATCAACCACCAGTTAGTCCTTCACAAGGAAATCCTGGAGGACCTGGAAGTTGGAATCCACCTGAATATGGATCAGGAGGCGGCGGAGGAGCAGGTGCTTCTGGAAGTCCTGGAGGCACTGGAGGCGCTGGCGCAGGAGGTATAGGTTCTTATACAGTAATTAATCCCGCAAAAGGAACACCAGGTCCAGTTGGTTCAACAAGATATTTTGCTGGCGGCGGCGGAGGTGCATCTGAAAATCAAGGCGCATCAGGAGGTGCTGGCGGCGGAGGTAACGGAGCAGCTAATGGAGGAACTTCTACAGGAGGAACTGCTAACACTGGTAGTGGTGCAGGTTCAGGTAATGGACCAGGAGATGCAGATGGTTCTGGCGGTGGTTCTGGTATAGTAATTATAAGGTACAAATTTCAATAGGTAAAAATATGGCACATTTTGCAAAAATAAATGAAAATAATGAAGTCTTACAAGTTTTAGTTGTAGATGATAAAGACTTACTTAATTCTAATCAACAAGAAGAGGAATCAGTAGGACAAACATATTTAGAAACACATAATAATTGGCCTGCTCATTTATGGATTCAAACTTCTTATAATACAATTAATAATACACATAAAAATGGTGGAACTCCATTTAGAGGTAACTACGCTGGTATAGGATGTACTTGGGATTCTGTAAATCAAATTTTTTGGTTTCCACAACCATATTCTTCATGGATAAAAGATATTACAACTGCATCTTGGAAATCACCAATTGGTGATAGACCAAATTTAACAACAGAACAAATTTCACAAAACACAGCTGGTACTCATAAATGGTATTATGTTTGGAATGAAACTGCTTACCAAGCAGACAATACAACTGGTTGGGAATTATTAAATCATCTCGCTGAATAATTGACATAAAATAATATTTATGTAGTAATAAATAAATATTTATTATATAAATATATAATTATGCAAAAGAAAGTATTAACAGAACAAGCTTTATATTATGGCGATGTAAAGATGCCTAAGGGCTTTGAAATTAATCATGATGAATTAAAAGCTGATATTTTACAAACAAACATTGAAAATAGTGATTTTAAATTTTCAAAAAATTTTGATAAATTAAATACTTTTATTAAAGATCACGTTAATCTTAAATACAATATTGATTTAGTTAATAAATCAACGTGGGGAAATTTTTTTAAACCTTTTACAAATACTGAACCTTTATTAGAAGTTGACCCTGTTGATCTTAGAAACTCTCCTGATTTTGTACTACTGTATGGAGTACAAGTAAAAAATTGTTTTATTAAAATATATTACGAAGATAATAGAAGAAAAGGAAGAAGTTGGGACATAGAACTTAAAAATAATATGTTTATTATGTTTCCTTCAACTAACACGTATATTATTCGCAATAAAAAAAATGAAGATTTAAATTTTATTCAAACAATAACTTATGAATATCTCTAACCACTATTGGTATTTTACCTCTGTGATACCTCCTAAAATATGTGATGACATAATAAAATATGGCTTATCTAAATCTGAATCTATGGGAATAACTGGAGGATATAGTAATAAAAATTTATCTAAAAAAGAAATTAAAGATATGAAGCGTTTAAGAAATTCAGACGTAGTGTGGTTAAATGATACTTGGATATATAAAGAATTACACCCATATATTCATCAAGCAAATATAAATGCTGGTTGGAATTTTCAATGGGATAGAAGTGAGTCTTGTCAGTTTACAAAATACAAATTAAATCAATATTATAATTGGCATTGTGACGGATGGGATAAACCTTATAATGCACCCAATACACCTGACCATAATAAAATAAGAAAATTATCTATGACTTGTCAATTAACAGATGGATCAGAATATGAAGGTGGTGAATTAGAATTTGATTTTAGAAATTATGATCCTCACATGAGAGAAGAATCCAAACATTTAAGACAAGCAAAAGAAATACTTCCAAAAGGATCTATTATTGTATTTCCATCATTTGTATGGCATAGAGTTAAACCAGTGACGAAAGGGGTGAGGTATTCATTAGTAATGTGGAATTTAGGATATCCTTTTAAATAATATGAAATGTTTTGAATATTTTAAAACACCAATATGGTTTGAAGAAAAAAAAGATTTTTTAAAATCATTAAATAAATCATCGGACAAATATATTAAAGAAGCAAAAAATAAAGAAAAAAAATTTATAAAAGAAAATGGAGATTTTGGAAGGTCATACCATTCAAGATCAATTATAATAGATAATGATTTTTTAGATTTTAGAGATTACATTGGTAAAAAATCTTGGGAATTTTTAGATTGGCAAGGTTTTGATATGTCACAATACACAACTATGTTTAGTGAGTTATGGGTTCAAGAGTTTGCTAAAAAAGGAGGTGGTCATCACAATGCACATATACATTGGAATCAACATGTATCGGGATTTTATTTTTTAAAATGTAGTGATAAAACATCGTACCCAATATTTCACGAACCTCGAACAGGAGCACGTGCTACAAAATTAAAAATGAAATCTGAAAATGGTGTGTTTTACGGAACTGAATTAATACATTTTAAACCTCAACCAGGTTCACTTGTTATATTTCCAGGTTATTTAGAACATGAATTTGCTGTTGATTTTGGAAAAGATCCTTTTAGATTTATACATTGGAATATACAAGCTGTACCAAAAGAAATGGCTAAAGATGTTTAAACATTCTTTTATTTATTCTGTGTTTGAAGAGTTTGTAGAAATAGACGAAGAAACTTTAAAAGAAATAAAAAAAATAAAATTAAAAAAAGATAATAATATATCGGATATGAATCTTAACTCTTATTATGATAAAAATGTATTATTTAACAATTTTATAGAAAAAAAATTAAAAAATGTTTTTAAAAAATATAATTTAATTTTGAAAAATAGTTGGGTTCAAAAATATTTAAAAAATAATTATCACTCTTTACATACACATGATATTAAACTTAAATCTTTTGTTTGGTTTATAGAGGGAAATAAAAATTCATCTCCACTTTATTTTTATGATATAGGGTATCCACTGATTGATACAAACCAAACAATAGCAATTAATTTTGTACCAGGTACATTGCTTATATTTCCTGGTTTTATACCACATGAAGTAAGACCTAATAAAACAAATAATAGATTAATAGTAAGTGGAAATGTCATTTAAAAAAAATAAGTATACAGTTATTAGGCAAGCTATATCAAAAGACCTAGCAGCTTTTGTTGCAAACTATTTTAGTATGCAGAAACAAGTCTATGATACTTGTAGAGCACAAAGATATATTTCACCATTTGAAAACATCATAGGTCACTATGAAGGTAGAGATGAACAGATACCAGAAACCTATAGTCAGTATTCTAATATTGCTATGGAAACATTATTACTTAAATGTCAACCTAAGATGGAAGAAGTGACAGGTCTTAAATTATATCCTGCATATACTTATGCTAGAATATATAAAAAAGGTGATGAATTAAAGAGACACAAAGATAGATTTAGTTGTGAGATATCTACTACTATGAATCTAGGAGGCGATGATTGGCCAATCTATTTAGAACCATCAGGAGAAGTAGGTAAAAAGGGAATTAAAGTAGATTTGAAACAAGGAGATATGTTAGTATATTCTGGTTGTGAATTAGAGCATTGGAGAAATAAATTTAAAGGTGAAGAATGCGTACAAGTATTTCTTCATTATAATAATAGTAAAACGCCAGGCGCAAAAGATAATATGTTTGATAGACGTTTACACTTAGGACTTCCTTCCTGGTTTAAAAGGTAGTGTATTGTGAAAAAATTTATAGAGCTTTTATCTGAGCCTATTTTAGCTACTCCAGAACAAAAAGAAAAAGAAATTTGGGATGTAGAAGGTAGACTTAAAAATGGAAATCAACCTTTTAAATTTGATATAAGACCGTTAAAGCAAGTTAATAATAAAGCTGAAAAGATAGGTTACTTTAAATCAAAATCTGATAAGATGGTTTTTGAAACGATTAATCAGTGGGTTATATTTGATACTGAAGAGTTAAATGAATATGTTAAATCAACAGATAAAAGAGATTTTAACATAGATGAATTACTAGATAATTTGTCTTGGAATTTGATACTATTTAAAAGATAAGATAATTAAGGTATAATATTGTATGCCATTAACAAACGTACAAATAGCACCAGGATTTAATAAACAAGTAACTGCAACAGGCGCAGAAGGTCAATGGACTGATGGTGACTTTGTAAGGTTTAGATACGGTTTACCTGAAAAAATAGGCGGTTGGGAGCAACTTACCTCAAACACCCTAGCAGGAGCGGTTAGAGAACAACTTGTTTGGGCTGATTTAGATGGAAGAAGATATGCTGCAATAGGCACTAACAAAATTTTAGCTATATATTACGAAAATGATTTTTATGATATTACTCCATTAGACACTGCAATAACTGGAGCAACCTTTACTACAGTAAATGCATCTCCTACAGTTACAGTTAATAAAATAGCACATGGTTTAGCCGAAGGAGATTATTTTACATTTACTTCGGTAACCCCTCCAGTTGGAGCTGGTTACGTAGATGCAGATTTTACAACAAATAGTTTTCAAGTTGTGAGTCTTATAAGTAATGATGCTTTCACAATAACAATGGCAACCAATGCTGCAGTTTCTGTCTCTGCTAGTGGAGCAGCTACTATTAATCCTTATATTAAATTAGGTCCACTAAACCAAGCAGCAGGTTTTGGTTGGGGAACAGCTTCATGGGGAGGTAATTCAGGAATTATAACTACTTTAAACGGTGCACTTCTAGATGATACCAATGGAACAGGAGGGAGTGGAACTACTATAAATGTTGTATCAACCACTGGTTTTGCTACAACGGGGACAATCAAAGTAGGAGCAGAATTTATTTCTTATACAGGGATTACATCAACTAGTTTAACGGGTATTACAAGAGATGTAGCAGGAACAAGGTCAGCTCATTCTGACGGTGCTTCTGTTGAAGCAGTAACAGCTTGGGGTGCAGCTTCATTATCATCAAATGTACAATTAGAACCTGCTTCATGGTCTTTAGATCATTTTGGACAAAAATTAATAGCAACTGTTAAAAATGGAAAAAGTTTTGAATGGAATCCAATTAATGTATCAGCAACAGCACTTGAAACTAGAGCAACCGTAATATCAGGCGCACCCACAGCATCCATTATGTCAATTATATCTGAAAGGGATAGACATTTAATTGTATTAGGTACCGAAACAACTATTGGAACTCCTTCAACTCAAGATCCAATGTTTATTAGATTTAGTGATCAAGAAACTTTATCCGACTATGCACCAACTTCAGTAAATACAGCAGGTACATTTAGATTAGATAGTGGTACTACAATTGTTGGAGCTGCAAAAGCAAAAGATTATATTTTAATAGTTACTGATTCTTCTGCATATGTGATGCAGTTTGTAGGACCTCCATTTACTTTTTCAATAAGACAAGTAGGAAGTAATTGTGGACTAATTGGTCAACATGCAATTAAATATGTTAATGGTAGAGTATGGTGGATGGGTCAAGCAGGTGGTTTTTTTGTTTATGATGGTACTGTTAAATCAGTTCCTTGTTTAGTAGAAGATTTTGTATTTACAGATAAAGGAGATAATTTAGGATTAAATTATAATAGTGGTGAACAAATTTATGCAGGTTTAAATCATTTATATGAAGAAGTAAGTTGGTTTTATCCTAAAAGCGGATCAACAAATATAGATAGAGTGGTCACTTATAATTACACAGAAAACACTTGGACAACGGGTTCTTTATCAAGAACATCTTGGCAGGACTCAACACTGTATGATAAACCTTATGCTACAGAATACAATGAAACAGGAACACCAACCTTTCCAACAATACAGGGGGTTACAAATATAACAGGGTCTTCGATTTATTACGCACACGAAGTTGGTAATAATCAAGTTGATTCTTCAGGCAACAAAACAGCTATCGAAGCATTTATACAATCAGGTGATTTTGATTTAAGCGATGGTGAAGTATTTATGAGCATGAGAAAATTTGTTCCTGATTTTAAATTACTTACTGGAGATGCAGAGATTACTATTAATTTAAGAAATTATTCTAATAACGCTTCAACATCCTCGCCTCTCGGCCCTTTTACAGTTACAGATTCAACAGATAAAGTAGATACAAGAGCTAGAGGTAGAGCAGCAAGTGTAAAGATAGCTAATACTTCAACAGATCAAAATTGGAGATACGGTACCTTTAGAGCTGATATTCAACCTGATGGAATGAGATAATGGCAAGAGTAGATATAGTTATTCCAGAACCAACACCAACTTATACAGAAGAAAATCAAAGACAAGTAGCACAGTCTTTACAAACTCTTAAAGATAAATTAAACACTTCTTATCAACAAGAATTAAAAAATGAACAAAACACTTTTAACTATTTCATGCAATGACAATAAGATATAAAAGCGAAACATTTGATTTAACTACAACTAATGTGACTACTGTTTTGACGTGTCCAGCAGATGCTACTATTATTGGTAAGTCGTTACAAATAAGTCATCAAGCTGGAGGTAGTATAGATGTAGATGTATTTTTACAAAAATCTGGAGGATCGGATGTAGACATTGCTCACCAAACTTTATCAGCAGGTTTTGATAATTTTATAAAGTCTAGTTTAAATATGGAAGCAAATGATATTTTAAAAATACAAGCTGATACAGCAAATGAAATTACAGGTGTAGTAAGTTATGCTTTAATAGATAGATCACAGGAAAATGGCTAAAAAATTCAAAGATTTTGTAGTAAGAGATAAGCCTAAAAAGAGAGGTCCTCGAAAGCATAAGAAATCATTATCGAAAAGCGAGAAGCGTCAAAAAAGATTAAAGCGTTATAAAGGCCAAGGAAAGGGCTAGACAAATAACTTTAAAAGTATTATAAAAAGCTATGACTGATTTACCAAAAATACCGGCCACAGCAAAAGAAATTATTAAACACAAAAGAACAGGCAAAGTATATGCTAGTAAAACTGATTTTGATAACGATGTTG